AACCATAAACTCCAACCTGATCAGCAGGTCCTACGTGGTAATATTGATAATAAGTAATTCCTCCAGAAGTAGCTGCTCCAGCTCCACCTTCATTACTAGGCATTGTAATAGTAATAGTTGTACTGGTAGGTACAGTAGTTACCATAAATTTTTTATCACAAAAATCTGAAGCTCCAAAATTAGAACCTGTAATAGCAGTAAATGTACTTGTCTCTCCAAAAAATATAATATCCCCAGCTTGAAAACTATGTGCAGAAGGAAAAGTTATAGTGACCTCTGGATCTCCGTTGGTAGTGCTAAATGCATTTGTAATCGCGGTTCCTGTTGGATTAACTAAAGGATGAATATCATAGTATACTCCTCCTGAATAAGCATATAAAATTCTATTAGTTCCAATGATAGCATATTTGATTCCATCTTTATTAACCATATGATGCAAACCTCTAGCTGCACCTGTTAAAGAATCACTACCTAATTGATTCCAGCCACCTATTTTTTCAGGTGTACCATATCTAAAACGAACGTTTTCGCCGCCTGTCCATTGAGACTCAGCCCCTGTAGATGTAACTTGTTTATTGAATCCGGGTAAAAAACCTAGTTTTTGTAACATATAAAATCCTGTTTATTAGGTAGTATATCAGATTGTAAGAAAATTCAATGATTACTATAAGGCTAATGTATTAAGACGGTCGTCCGAACCTATATTTCCTTTGATAAAAACATTAAAAGACAAACTAACTCTAGTATTATTTCCTTGTTTTGCTTCTACGGAATGATTAAGGGAAGAAGGAAATAACATAATCTGTCCTGTTTTAACAGCAAACCACCAAAACGCTGAGTTAAAAGCATTGTATTCTTTTGGTGAAGGAATGATAATTCCATAGTGATTGTCGTTGTAGAATTTAATTTTGTCATATCTAATATCAGCATCCATATAGATAATTCCAGATATTAATGAATTGGGATGATTATGCTTATGATGATACTGATTGTTAGTGGTATAGTTTAACCATGATTGTGTAATATAAGGTGTAATTTTATCTGCTGGGGATATTATTCTGTTAAAATAATCATTAATAATTAAGTTTAATTCTTTTTTAAGAGTACAAAAATTCTTATGGTTAAGGATATGAGGGTCTTTTGATCGAGTATTTCCTCTGTTTCTAATACATTCCTTTTTTATCTTAGAAACTAAACTGTTTTCTTTTTTAGTAAACTTTCTATTTAGTTCTGTAAGATATACAGGAGTAGAAAATAATGGTTGAATAAAAGGTTCTTTCATACATTTTAATTTAACACCATGGAAATCCTAAGTGCCACAAAACTAAACTATATCTTGTTCCCTTAGTTACAGTTTTAACACGATGTCTTACAAAAGAAGGAAAAGTAAGCATAGATCCTTTTTTTAATTCTTTTATTTTTTTTATACCTTCACCACAACAAGAATCAAAATCCATTTCTAATTCTCCTCCTTCAAAATCTTTCCCTGGTTCAGATAAAAGTATTATAGTACTCATCTTTCTAATTTTACCTTTATAATTTGTATCATGATTTTGAGGATATGGATCTTTTCTAGCATCACGATGCCAATCATAATATTGTCCTTTGTTGTATTCGGTAAACTGAGCCGTTTCATTCCAATCCCATTGACAGTGCCATCCGGCAGCTCTATTGGCTTCGTGAACAAGAGGATTAATATTATTATACAACAACGGACTTTTTAACCAAGAAACTTTAGAGTTTCTAACTTTACGTGTTGGTTCTTTATTGTCACCTATTAAACCAACTACTCTTCTTTGTTTTAATCCTTCTTTTTTAACGTCATTTACAAATCCTTTATAAAAAGGATTAGGATGTAGCCAGTAATAATTTTTAAATATCATTAGAAATAATTTACGTTGATTACCATTTTAGCTTTTTGATCAGTACAATTAGTTGCCATATGCCATTCGTTTGCATCAAACAAAACTAATCTATTTTTTACACAGTTGACTTTTGTTTTACCTTTTTTAAAAAGGGTATAACCATTATTTGTATTTATATAATAAAGAGCTCCTTTACATTTAAAGGGTTGGTCTTGATGATAAATTCCTTTTACTAATTTATGAGTCCAAGGGTTAAGATTTGCTTTTACTCTAATTAAACATTTTGCATCTAATTGATCAAAGAAAGGAATTAATAATTTATCCATGTGACCAGACTTTTGACAATTTAAAAAAAAATGATGTACAAATTGAAATTGATCAATTTCATCTTTTTGATCTAGATTATCTCTAGTCTCATTAAAAAACCATGGAAAAAATGTACTTTCCATTCCGTCTCTTAATTGAGCAAACGTTGCTTGATCTAAAAAATTATCTTGTATTATCATATTGTTCCTTCCATTAATCCTTGATCTTCCCACCAAAAAATAATTGTTAAACGGTCATTTTTTTTAACTTCACTAACACCGTGTTTTATTTCTCTACCATCAAAAAAAGTTAATCGTCCTACCTCTGGTTTAACAACAATTCCATAGCCGGTATAAAACAATCCTCCTTTAAAATTACTATTTAAATAAAGTAAGCTATTATATCTAGGGTTAATTCCCATATATTCATAATCATCATGAACATGTAAAGAAGCATTAGTTCCTAAAAACCAGTTTTGAATTTCAGCTCTAGCAATTTTTAAATTTAAATTAAACGTTTTGTTTAAAAAATTTTTAACTTTTGTAACAATAGGATCTCTAGTAACATCAAAAATACGTTCATCCCACAATTGATTATGAGCATTGTAAGAATTACGAATTAAAGGACTAGGGTTTTTAGCTACTTTCATATATTTTTTACATTCTTTAGAAGTAATAAATTTATCTTTTACATAAACTGTATCAGTGAAGGAAGTAAATTTTTTAATTTTCATATCCATAATTAAACAGCATTAAAACTAATTACAGTTCTCTTATTATAGAAGTTCTTGTTCTGATTAGAGCCATGTCTCAACCAGCTTGGAAATATGATTAAATCTCCTTTTTTAGGATTAAAGGAATGCCACTCATAAGTATAATCATTTAAAGATTCTTTTTTATCAATATAATAAACAAAAGGATTAGGGTTATGGAAGTATAATTGAGTGGCTTTTTTGCCAACATTTATAAAAAGACCCCCAGATAAAATAGAGTTGGGATGAGTATGTTCTTTAAGAACACTTTCTTTATCTTGAATATTGAACCAAGAGTCAATAATTTTATTGATAATTTTAATCTTAGACTGATCAGAATACTCTTGGAGGGGTTTATTTAGATCAACAGAAATCTCTGATAAAATGTCTGTATTAAAATTAAAATCATAGGTGGATTTTCCTTTTATCAAAGACGGATGATCAGAAAGTTTTTTGGTCTTTAGTAATTTAAAAATTTTATCGCACTCTTTAGAACTTATAAACCCTGGAAAATATAAGACTAAGGTAGGAAATAATGAAAACTTTATCATAAATTTTTTCATATTATAGTTACGTCCGGTGCTCCATCGGCGGATTTTCCAACCATTTGAGATTAGCTGATATAGATATTCTTTCTCCTTTGCATTGAAAAGGATATACACAATGATATAAATTAGCAGGAAAAATAAACATATCTCCAGCTTCTGGAAAGTAAGTAACACTGTTCACATTATAACCACGATCACGCTGGGTTTCATTTATAAATTCTATTCCACCCGGTCCACAAGCAGTTCCTTTATATGCTTTGTGTTCTCTTTCTAATGCTTTTGGTATTTGTAAATAAACAACAAAAGATAAATCACCACCTGTATGAAAATGAGGTGGATTAAATTCTCCGGCTTTCATATAATTAATCCAAGCCACTTGATTTATAGAGAGGACATGATTTTTAAGCTGTTGTTTATTGTAAAATTTAGTAGCTGCGTTTAAATAAGCTTTAAAATAAGGATACAACTCTTTTTGTAAAATCTCTGCGGGATAAACAAATTCTTTTTGAATATGCCCTGCTAATTTTGTATTATAACGTTGTTTATTTACTGCCTTTTTTAAAAAATATTTAATCTTGTTTAAGGGTATTTTTGATTTAAATAAGAGAGGACCCCAGTAAGGAAATGTCCAGTGAATAACTTGTTCTTTTTTGTCTTTCATATATTAAAATATACAATACTTTAATATATTTGTCTATATGTAATTAGCCCCAGACCCACTGTTGATTATCTTCATCCCAGTGACAGCCATTTAATGGATCAGGCCATGCAACCGGAGGATCCCATTGACATGTTGTTGCGTTTAATGTCCA